GTCCTATAGGTTGCTAGATTGTTGCATTTTGACAAGACCCCTGCCCTGTGGAAATGTTTCATTCGCAACATTATTCCATGCGTGCAATATATTATCAGACTTCCTCAAATTGCATTGCCTGCAAGAACACTGTGTATTCGCGTATGAATGCGCGCCACCCTTAGATATCGGCATGATGTGGTCCAACTCAGGTGCGTTGTCGTCATGACTGCCGCGCTTATCCCGTGGAGTTGGTATGCCACACATGCGACAGTGCCACTCATCTCGCTCAAATACTACGAACGGATCAACCTTCTCAATAGTTGCCTTCCGAACCTTAGCCTTCCGCTCGGAGTTCAGTATACGCCGTTGAGATGCTGCTACTACATCTCGACATTCGAAGGAGCAATATTGCATTGGCATACCACCAGTGCTCCTTGCCTCATACTCAGCATCGCAAAGCCGGCATCTCTTCATTCTTATCGGCTTCTCTACCTTTGGAGCCACAGGAAGACATGCTTTGCCGCAGTACTTGGAATTGGAACTACGCGACACCATCGGCATATTGCATGTTAGGCACTGTGCTGTGTATATCCTACTGAACGGCCCAGGCTTACTATCCTTGATGTGCTGCGACTTGCAATCCCAACTACAGAACAGGCCGCGCTTGTGCTCGTGGCCTTTGTCCTTAGCTGCTGGGTGGTAGTTGTACCCTGTGCCACACTGTAAGCAGTTGCGAGGATAGCTACCCTTGACGAAGGCTCGCTGCCTATCCTCATCCGTTACTAAGTGCGGCTTCTTAGGCTCTGGCCTTACCTTCCGTTGATACGCTGCCATCGCTTACCCTTCAACAATCAATGAATCGCCATCCTTCGCAGTCCTCTAGGTCGATCCACCTACCGCGATAGGTTACCACGCCCCAAGTTCCGCCGCCTTCATCTGTAATATGCACAGGGTAAGGGACATTGGCTAGCTCTCCTGTCATTGACCCGCCACCGAAGTGGAACTCAATCATGCGGCCGTTGCTCTCTTGGCTCAGTTCCATGGCTCACTCGGCTCATGATGCGGGCGGTTGTCGTCACGACGGCGCAGGGGCTCAGTCGGCGGCGCGTTCGTTACATGCAGGCCACTCACCACGTCGATCCTTATCCCAGCCTCCAGCACGATCACCTTGACGCCTTGGCCTACCTGATACTCGATGCTCTGCTTGATGGCCTGGCGCTGCTCCATGTTCAGGATTGCGTCATAGCTCACGGTGACGATGGACCCTGGCGGCAGGTTGCGCAGGTCGTCGCGTACCTCGACGCGCGGCAGGTCAGGTACATCGGGGGCGATCTTTCGTGCAGCCCTGATGCTGGCAACGAATAGGCCAATGCCTAATGCGCAGATGAGTAGGCCGATTACGGTTAGCTCATTCATGGAGCATCACTCCCACTCAACTGACTGTCCAGCTCTTGAGCCTTAGCAATGACATAGTTGCGACGGCTACCGTACTTGCTGCGGGCAGGGGCGTCGAGGTTGTTGTACTCCTGCTCCAGGTTCTCGATGCAAGTGACCTTGGCGGGTTCTACTGCCGACTCCTTCCAGTACGTAAGGTTGCGGGCGACTTCCTCATAGGTGATTTCAGGAAGGGCGAGAGGCCGCGGCTCAACACCGTAATGCTCGCAGATTTGCTCGACGGTCGGTGCGCGCAACTGCTGTGCGCGGTTGACGATGCCGGCCACGTCTTCGAGGGTAAGCGCTACCTTAAGCGTAACGTCGAACGTGCCGCCTGCTGAAAAGGAACTACCCAATAGCATCTGCTCGGGAGGGATGCCGAAGTAGGAGAAGGCCGCGCTCAGGAGGTCAGCATGAGTGCTGTAGGTGGATGCTGGGAGAGTCATGCTGTCACCTCTTCCGAAAGCTTCTGCAGATAGTCGTACTCTTCTTCAGTCAGACCGCTGTTCCCTGCAACATGGTGTGCATGCCCAAGCGTATCGCAATCATACTCGTTGATAACGACCAGCCTGATGTACTTCTTCAGCAGTTCTTCGTAGTTCATATGGGTTCCTTGGGAGGGAGGATTGCCGCATACGGTGCGGCGCCGGTAAATTTGAAGTGGTGGCCGGTGCTGATCTCCGGCTTTGACGGCTGGACTCGAACCAGCATCTCCCGCTTTCGGCGGTGCGCTTACCCATATCGCTACGTCATCAGGCATCAATTCCGCGGGCGATCAACTCCGCTACTTTCTCCACCCTTCGCGCATCAGCCTGCGCATTCACCACACAGAAGCCCACTTCCATCAACCGCACACGTGGAACGTGATTGTCAGGCTTAGGCTTCTGTGTGACGACTGGTTAAGCCAGTCAGGCTGCGGCTCTAATTTCCTCCGCCCGCCAACGCAGTTAAGGATTGCGTCTCCGTTCATCCCGAACACCTACAGTGTAGCATTTTCACTCTGTAATCGGCCATCCATCAGGGCCAATTTTGGGCCTTGGGGCGTTCTTTTTCTTGCCCTGCTCACTTCTCCGGCTTCGGCCCAAATTTCCCTCTAGGCTCGCTCAGCGCCTTCTCTAGCGGCCACCCTTTTTTTATCCTTGCAACAAGCGCAGGCCTACTGATTCCTATCAGTTCAGCCCACCCGTTGATCGTATGAATCTCTCCATTCATCTCGATCCCACTCTTTGCGGCCCTCCTAGCTTTTTTCATCTCCATCCCACGCCCCGTATTGCACTTGCAACAACTTGCGGCAAGATTCGAAAGACTATTGTCTTTCTTGTCTTCGTTTAAGTGATCAATATGTAGGTTGTCCCAAGTAACTTCCTTGCCGCACCATTTGCAAGCGAAGGGGCCTTCCCCATAAGCATCGTAATAAACCATGCGATGGACATATGCACGACTCCCGCCAACTGCCATTGGATGGCCCTTAGCTCTCCTTAACATATACCCAGCGGAATGCTCGACATCTTCTGGATTTCCCAATCCAGTCAATTCGGTAGATCCGTTACGACGCTTTCTGTAGTAATGAACCTCACAAAGACCAAGCCCAGTTCGATTAGCCATTCTTGTGCAGCCGTCAACTGTGCATGGCTTATATTGATTCTTCTTGGCCTCAGCAGTCTTTTTTGCAAGAGCCACCTTGCAAGATTGGCCGCAAGTCTTTAACTGCCTACCCCTTCCTTGTCTTATGGGGATACCTGTGCCGCAGATCACGCATTCGTTCATGTGCCACCTCCTTTACTGATTATGGCACATGGCACGGATATTTTGTAAGTTTATTCAATGGGCCAGCCATCCGGCCCGATACGTGGAAGTGGTGGCCGCTTCTTCTTACCTTGCTCCTCTTCGGTCTTGATCTTGTGGGCTTCACTCGATACGGCTTGCAGGTTAGTAAGCGCATCAATCTGCGCATCAGTCCAGCCTCGCCGCTTTCCCTCGGCCTTGCTCACAATGTGGTCGACCTCGGTTGCGCGAACGATCAAGCCTTTCTTTAGGCTGATCTGGCATAAGCCTTTATCACGCTCCATGACTATCTTGCGCAGCTTAGTCCACGCTGAGCCGTAGCCCCTGCTCTGACGCGATTCCTTAGACCATGCCATTGCATCCTCCACAAAAAGAACCCCGCAGGAGCGGGGCAAATGTGCGTAGTTCACTCACTGGAGGAGTGGTGATCATCGTACCATAGCCTCGCCAATTTCCGCAGCAATCGTGACGATCGCCAATCTATTAATAGCCATGCGGTCGTGATCTGCGTAAGCGATCTCGACTACCCTTGTCATCGGGCCGCAGATGACTCTTACACGGCGCTCGTCCATGTCGACCATGAGGTGGAGCGCATCGGCCAGGCGGAACGCGTCGCCGTCGTCACCCCCGGGGTTCCACGGACTTGGGTACTCTTTCCCCGCCGGATCCGGCACCAGCAGCGCCGCGCCGAACGACGCAGGGCCCTCGTGGGTAATGCCAGCCGCCTTCGCCGCCATCTCCAGCATGCGCCGCGTGATCATGCTTTGTCCCCTACCCGCAGGCCGCCGCCCAAGGATGCGGCCACCTTGCGGCGCTTCTCTGCACATTCTTTCTCGTCCTCGATGATGCGCAGGCCGATCTTCGGGCTCACCAGGGACATCAGAGCCACCATCTGGAAATATGCGAACAGAATGATACGGTTCTTGATTTGCATTTTGTCACCCTAGCATTTGCGCGCCGCTCATCGCCGCGGCGCTTGGCGTTATTCTATCGCTGCGCGCACTGGTGCAACTGAATAGTCGCGGCCCGATCCCTCGCACCAGTTGCATACGCCATCATGGGCGTCTGACGCTTTCCCGGTCCCCTTGCACATTTCGCATTCGGGCCAAGGTTTGGAAGCTGCGCTCACTGGTGCGCCCGCCCGCGCCTGGCGGCGGCTGGTGATGGCTTCGAGTGCGGCTTCGCTGTCGGCAAGCGCCTGCTGCATTTCCGGCGTCACGCGCGGCACGGCGCTCACTGGTGCGGTAGCGGCGCGCAGCCCTTCCCACTGGTCTTTGTAGCCCTCGGCCATCTCCTGCCAGTAGGCCACGGCAGCGGCGGTGTGCCGGTTGATGTGGTCGATGATGGCATCGTATGCGTAGGCCACGCCGGCGCGCTCTGCACGGAACGCGCTGTGGTATTTCCCGCCCCACGCCATCACCAGATTGCGAAACTCTTCGCTGTCAATCGTTCCCGCAGCTACAGCGTCTCGGCACGGGCATCCTTGGCCGGTGAGGCAGGCTTGCCCGTTGGTGCATTTTTTGATGTTCACGGTGTTCTTTCCCTTCGGTGGTTATGCCGCACGGATTACGAGCGGCCTTTCTTCTTGCGCAGCCAGGGTTGCGGGTTCTGCCAGGGTGGCGGAGGTGGCGGCAATTCGATCTGCCCCAACTCGATCACCGGCAGTTCAATCACAGGCAGGAGCGGCGGCGCCGTCCGAACCACACGCACGCCGAGATCCGCCAGCTTCCGCTCGGTTTCGGACGACACAAGCATGTCGTCGCCCACGATCAGCACGTCAACCACGCTCGCCCGCCCCTTTCCGGTCCACGCCCTGAGAGGCAGCCGCACGGATCGCGGCAGCGCATTCCTTCGGCCCGCTCGTGGAATCTTCGCCATCGCCGAACCGCCAGTTGTAATGCTTGTCGTCGCAGATCGCCGCAGCTTCTTCCAAAGCATCGGCACGGGCTTGCGCGGCGTGCTCGCGGATGGCCGGTGCCTTTTTGACCTTCACGCTGGCAAGGTGCTCGAACTCGTCGCGCAGCGCCGCGCGCACGGTCTTTTCGATGATGGCGGACGTTACAGGCTTGCCGTTGTGCTGCCAGTCGCCCTCGATGGTGACGATGAATTGCGCTTTCATGCCTCGCCTCCCTTCACGCCCTGAGAGGCCAGAGCGGCGCGGGCCGCGTGCACAATGCAGTCCTCTTCGTGCGCGTGGTTGGTGTGTGCGCCAAATGCGTAGCAGAACGGGCAGCAGCCTTCATCGCACCATTCTGCAGAAACAATGGCTTCAGCGAACTTCGCATCCGCGTTCGTCACTGCCGAAGATGCGGATAGAGCGGCTTTCCAGGCCCACCACGCGATGTCGACCGTGTGGCGCACATAGCCTTCCTCATATCGCTGCACATCGTTGGAGAGCGTATAGTGCGTTTCGTTATCAATCACCATCTTCTCAAACAGAGCGCGGCGATTGTCTTTCAGCATCGGCGCCTCCTGCACGCCTGCCTGTTGCGCGGAGAGAGCGGCGCGGGCGTATTCCTTGACTGCCGCTTCGTGCGCCTGCGCCGACATTGCCGGGTATTCCTCGTACAGCGTGCGGGGCAGTTTCGGCAGGCGCGTCTTGACGCTCGGCGCCGGGTGCGCGGCTGCTGGTGCGGCTTCTTCGGCGGCAAGCGCTTTGCCGATCTCGATGCCGGCCATGTAGCCTTGGTGGTACGACGTGGTGTGTGCGTCGATTTTCTGCTTTGCCGTCGCCACTGGCTCGCTCGTCGCTGCCTGGGTGAGCGAGGCGGCGATCTCTTTCTCGAACGCACGCGCCAATCGGGTAATGCATTTCGGGTCTTCGTCACCGTAGTCCTGTTCGGCCGCGATTTCCAGTATCCGCGCATCCGTCAGGCCGCTCGCCGTGCCTTGCGGGGCTGGGGTGAGCGAGGCGGGAGCGGCGGCGAGGTCGGCACGGACATAGCGCACGTCGTTGGCGTTGATATTGTCGGCGCACCACGTCAGTTCCCAGCCGCAGACCTCCGCATAGTTGGGCAGCCAATCGACGCCGTGTTGCAGCCAGATTTCGGCGGGCCACGTCTTCAGTTTGTCGTTCAGGTCGGTCATGCTGGCTCCATTCAATGTACGGTGCTTGCGGACAGGCCGCGCGATTGCAGTTCGGCGGCCAGGACCAGCACGCCAGCGAAACAGGCCTCGTGCCATTCGCTCTCCGGTTCGTCGCGCGCCGCGTTTTGCAGGTCGCGCTTCGCCTCTTCCAGGGCCTCGCGCAACTCGGCCTCGCTGTAGGTCGTCGGATCGTATGGGTCGGTCATTCGGTTACTCCTTGTTCTTTGGGTCGGCGCGAAACTTCGCGCGGCCGATTTTGTTGACAGTGAAAATGGTCCGGCCTGCCTCCTGCCGCTCGTCCAGCCATCCGCGCTTTGCCAGGCGCCGGCAGATCATGGTCATTGGGTAGCCGCCGAACACGGTCCAGCCGTCGATAACGCCGCGCCACGTCCCGCCGTGCTCGATCAACGCGCGCATCACTTTGAATTCGCCGATGACCATGCTATTGCGCCTCTCCAGGTGCAGGAGCGGCCGGGCGTGCGGGCAGCGGCATCCAGTGCGTGGGCGGGTAGCTGGTATGCCATTCGCTCGCGGTTTCGATCTGCCAGCCGTCCTGGCGGCTCCACTGCATCACGGCTTGGCCGACCTTCTTCGCGCCGCACGTCAGAACCGTGTCCCACTCCTTCGGCATCTGTTTCGCGCACGCGATCCACGTCGGCGCGGCTTCGGCTACTGGAGCGCCGGCAAGCTTGTACTCATTGGCCGATTCGTCCAGATAGACGCCGGACGCGATGAAAAGCTTTTCCATGCCCTTCAAAAACGATTCGTGGTTGTAATACCCTGCGCCATAGTTGTAGCCTTCGACCATCAGCCGCACAGCCTCGCGCAGTTCGCCGGTCAGCTCGGCCGGTGCTGCTGGAGAAGCGACCTCACCAACCGCGGCGCTGATCAGGCCATTGAGGCGCGCTACTTCTTTCCGCCAATCGGCTACCTGCACGGACAAAGCTTTCTCGTGATCGATCATTTCGCTTGCTCCTGTTGTTGAGACGGCATCGGCGGCTTGCCGGTCGCTTTCCTATACCAGTCTGCCCGATGCACGCTCGATTCGGCCAGCCCATGCTTTGCCGCCAACTCCCGCGCGCTCGGCTTGTCCCACGCCGGCGCCTTCTCGTACTGCTTCTTTGCCGCCTCTTGTGCGGCGCTGTATCGTGCTGCCATTACTTCCTCCAGATTTTGCGCCCCTCGGGAGAAGGGCGCGGGGTTGTTAGGCGAACAGCGCCGCATCCTTCTTGGCGGCAGTCGGGTCGCTTTCGCACGGCAGCCATTCCGAGATTTCCGGGTCCAGATCGACCGACGCTTGACGGTTGTTCGGGAAGAACGTCATGTGGTAGCCGCGGATGCGCGAGGTTTGCTTGCTGACTTTGTACTCGCGGCCGGCTTCCGATTTGGCGAAAACAAAACACGCGGTTTCGCGAGTGACGGTAAGCATTTGGCCGACCTCGAATTCTGCGTAGCCTGCGGTTGCGGTGATTTCGATTTGCTTTGCCATGTTTTCTTCTCCAGTTCTCGCCGCGCGGTATGCGCTGCCCATGAACGTACTATAGCAAGACGCCACGCATTACGCAAGTGCTTAGACGGAAATAAATCACACTTTTACGCCACGCTCTGCCGCCACGAAGTGAAGGAACTCCAACCATTCGGAGAACTCTTTGGTGGTCATCTTCGACGTCCGAGCGCCGAGCATGATGACGCCGCCATTCAGGCCCATTGCAAGCCGTGCTGTCTCCTGGCGAAACGCTGCACTGAGAACCTCCTTCCACTCTTCCGGTTCCAGCTTGCACATGGCCCCGTTCACCGGCCACTCTAGCTGCGCGCTGAAGGCTTCCAACAGGGGCCACTGGGCGGCATTCTGCTCTAAGCTGCGTGTTGGCGGCGTCAGGCGCATTGCGTACCCATCCGGCGCCGCGTCTATCGCCTCATGCGCACGGCGGCGGGTGGACTGGTCGCGCAGGATGACTAGGCGTTTCTCGCCGCTCATGGCTTCACCGGTAAGTAGGGATGCACATATGCAACCTCTGCCGCCTTGCGTACACAGCATGCCTCGAAAAAGTCGCTCACTTGGATGTCAACAACAATCTTCCCCCCGTGCCGCAGCCTTACGCGCCATCCGTTATGCCTAGCCACTACGCCGGATATGCCGCTAACTGAGCACTTGTAGACGCGCTTGTTCTTGTTGTTTTCGAAATATGTCACCCATCGACAATTTTGCTTACTATATCCAGCGTTGTTATCGATGCGGTCGAGCACCGCTCCTTCAGGGCGCGGCATCATATCGGCCATGAAATTCTTTGCCGTCCGCCATTCAGGACAAACAGCGATTCCGCGCCCTCCATAGTCTCGGTATTGTGGATTTTTCGGATTGTGGCATCGAGCCACCATAGCGCCCCACACCCAGTAGACTTGCTGCTCTTCACGTGAGAACTTAGACATTTCATGCCCTCCCCATAGCCATGAAAGCCTGCACCTTGCGCTCAACCTCATCGAGAAACGACAGCACACGCTCCTCCAGTTCATCGATGTACCTTTGATCGCGCTCGATGCGCTGCCGGTAAAGCTTCAAGTGCTCGCCACCGTTTTGCATACGCGGATCGTAGGAGCAGAAGTCAACCCACTCTAGGCCGAGTACCCACATCTGCCCGTAGACCTGGGGCGCATGGTGCTCTGGCATCCCGTCCTGCCACGTCAGGAGATGGATCGTGCTGTTGTAGGGCGACTTCAGCTCAATACCGCCTTTGTCGCCCACAAGGCCATCAGAAGAGGCGCCAAGCCACGAATGGACCGGGTGCTTAGCGAATCCCACCTCACGCACCATAAGCCCCGTCTGAAGCTCGTATTCGGCCCGTGCGTAGGGTTCGGCGTCAGTTCCCCACTTCATCGCAAAGCTGCTTGCCGATTCGATTGCCTCGCCAGTGATGCGCTCGACTACCAATTCCATCAGGTAGTCATCACGCGCTTTGAGAGGCTTTCCATCGCGCTTGCTGGTCGCCAGGATATCCACGAAGCGGCTTGCGGTCGCATGGCCGGCGCGCTGTTGCTGCCAGCCGGCAGAACCTTGATCGGATTGGCGCTCAAACATTCTCATCCCCTTCGGCCTGCTCTATGACCTTTGCAGCCCGGTCCTTCAACGCCTGCAGATGCGGCGCCAGGGCCTTGCGCTGCTCTTTGGTGATGCCTGACCATGCTTCCTCCAGTGCGGCAATGCCCGTGTCTGCGACAGCTTCCAGAGCGGTCAGCAAGGTTTGATCTGCGTCCGTGAACTCGACCGTCATTGCCTGCTCTGCCAGGGAGGCAGGATTCCGCCGGCCGACTGGTTGCCGCGGCGTCACATCAACCTCGGCGATGCGCTCGGCCTCGTCCTGATCGAAGATGCCGACATAGCCAAAGGCCAGGCGCGCGCACTGAATCATGGCCTTGTGGCGCAGCATGCGCTTCGGGTGCGACTGCCAGGGCTTGACGCCTCGCTTGCACTCGCTCATGTACTCGGTGACTTTGATCGGGTGGTTCCGATCCTTGCGGTACATGATGCACGTACAGGCTTCGTCATCTTGCTGGAAGTCCATTCCGTCAAACATAGGGTGTGAGTTGATGATGCGCGACCACCCATCTACGCCGACCACTGGCACGATCCCGTTGTTCTGGTCCGGAAACGCGTAAATCTCTTTCGTCCAGGGATTTAGGCCGTATTGTTGCGCAACGATCAACAGTGCGGACATTTGCGCATCGCTGACGTTGCCCCGGAAAGCTGTTGCCTTCAAGACAGTCGTCAGATCATCGGATGCTGGAATGTTGAACTGTTCGGCCAATTGGTTGACCTGTTGAACTACGAGCGTGTTGCTCATTTGATGCCTCTCTGCTGAGACTATGTCAGCTCTTAGGGTTTAAAGGTACTTCTTAGTTTGCTTGTTAGAGGTATATCCAAGGGGCTTGAGCGGACCTAGCCTTAGCTAAGTCCTTCACAACGAGATCCAGTGGGGAATCGCATTGACCCGACGGCCTTTCGTGTTAGAGGTGCCATCTTCGCCGCCTCTTTCCGGTGTTTCAAACACTGACGCCCCAGTACCGGTACTCGCTGCTTGCCCTGGTGCTTGCGTTCCCAACAGGCAGCTAGTCGATGGGGTGAAGCAGAAATGCAAAAAGCCTTTGTATTCTGCTTTCGTGTGGGTGGAGCACACTTGCCGTCTCGCCGGCTAGAAAACAGAATACAAAGGCTTCGTTTGTCATAGGCTCCACCCCATCGACAAGGCCATTGTTTCACACATTCGCCCGCAACGCAAGCCATGAAGCGGCGGGCGCCGCAACAGGCTATTTTGGCGCGGCCGGAAGCGGCATCCAGTGAGTGGGCACGGCACTGCCAATTCCGTGATACTCCTCACGCACCGGATCGTCAGGTATCGTGCCTACTTGCCAGTTGCGCCACGGCGAATACCAGCGAGCTTTCTCAACGTTATTCCACGGTGCGCCAAGCCAAAGCAAAACCTCGGATCCGTCCTTGGGTGCCGTCTCAATCGGCTGCCAAATCATTTCGCTCATCATTATTCCTTTTCTTTTCTATGGGAGGGTACAACTCAAATCTTGCTAAACATCCGCGCCACGTCAGCGCGGTCCTCGGCAGCTTCGCGGGCGCCGGCCGATTGCCTGGCGTCGAGAATGCGATTCACCTCGGCGCTCACTTTCGCATACTCCGGCTTGTAGTCGCCTGTGCCGCCGTTCTCGTAGTATTCCCGCGTCATCCTGGCGTGAACCGTTTCGAAGAGCGTATCGAACACTTCTGCCTCTTCTTCCTCGCAGCGGTCGCGGTCAGCGGCGCTCATGTTGGGGTAGCGGCGCATGGCTAGCCTTTCATGAACTTTGTGCGAGCGGGAAGGATTTCGTTTGAGGGCATGATTCCCGTAGGATTCTCTGTATAACCCTCAAACCAAGGGCCGTTACTTGGCATTGACAGCCTAACGAATTGGCGCTTGGTCTGCTTAGAGACTGGAACCGATTCATGCACGCAAGCCCCGTCAAGCCAATAAACCTCACCCGGCGCGAACAACTCACCATCATTTGGCATTGTCAGGTGATCGCATTCGCCCTCTGGTCCGGGCTCACCATCAATATGCCCAAGGTAGGCGCGGCAGTGCGCAGTGCTGCTAACAGTCAGCATCCCATTGCCAACTGAACCCCAGCCACCGCCACCACCCCACGCGCCGCAACGACCGTGGTAGTAACCATCAACGTGCAAGCCCGAGCGACGAAGAGATTCGGCAGGCTGCAATTCTTTCTCATCAATCGTCAGATAGCCTACTTGGCCAATGTGGCGCGCTTCCATCACCTCATAGAGCCTAGTAACCAAGGGCCGGTAAAGTCCAGGGACGCCGTCAAGGTGGCCGAGTAAGACAGGCATCATCATTACCCTGATTCCCGTGAACTCAGGGAATTCCACAGGGGAGTGATTCCAAACCTTGCGGTATGTCGAGATAAACATTTCATCTTCTCCGGTTTGCGCCGCGCTGGATTGCGCTGCTATAGGTAGAACTATGCCCGAACCGCAAACGAATATCAACAACTATGTTGACGCACATCTGCAACTGTTTTGCTTGACGGTGAAACTCTAAGCGCGCATACTCGCTTCATCACCACCCGAAAGGAATCGTATGAAACAGGAAGAAATGACCCGCGCTCTGCGTGTCCATATCGTCAGCAAGCACGGCACGCAGGGCGAGGCGGCAAAGCATTGGGGCGTGAGTGAAGCAATGCTGTCTCGCGTAATCAACAGCAAGGTTGTGCCGCCCGAGCCGATCCTTGCTGACTTGGGGCTTGAGTTGGTTCAGGCTCAGCCGACCTACAAACGAGTGAAGAAGGAGAAAGCCAAGTGAAGCGCCAATCCGTCGCCATCAATCCGTTGATGGTCATCGCAGCAAAGAACCGCATCCCGCAAGAAGATGCCGAACTGATCGAACTCGGCGTGCTGATCTGCCTTGATGAAGTCAAGCGCGGCAAGGCGAACAACAGTGTTGCAAACCGTCTGACTGAGCACCTGGCGACGATTCAAGCGCTCTGGGGCGAAATGACGAACCGCGCGCTGTATGACCAGTCCGTGAAGTCTTGGGGCCTGTGGTGCAAGGCGTGCAACCGTGACCCAAGCCGGCCTATCGCTCTGACTACCGGCGAATACCAGGCCGTACGCCAGACCATCAGCTACTTTGTCCGCTCGCTGACTAAGCTTGAAGCTGGCCGACTGGTTAGCGCGAAACGTACCGCAGTGAACTATCTCAACGCGATCACGCAGGAGGCCGCATGAAAGGCGCCGGAAAACTTCTCGTTGCCGAAACACTGGCATTCATCGAAACATCGCCAACTGCTGTGTCGACTGCCATGGTGGCGCGGCACGTCAAGCGCTCTTGCTCGCACCTAGCCGCTGTCATGAATCTTCTGGCAACGGAGCACAAGATTACCGCCGCCGCTGGCCTGGATGGGAAAAGCCATTACGTTGTCCTGTACCGCCCGTACGGCCTGCCGCTGGTGCTGCCTGAAGGGATGAAATTCCGCGCCACCGAAGAGCGCCGGAAAGCTGAACGGCCGATCAAAGGCGAGCAGCCGAAGCGCATCATGGTTGCGGCAACGCAGATCGGGATCGCGCGTCACTGGCTTGATCGCGCCCTCTTTGGCGATGGGCCGGCACATGGGGAGGTGGTGGCATGAACCAGTACACGAGGCAATTTATTGCCGCCTGCCCGAATAATGATGAGCCGATTGTCTACACGGTGATCATTGAGACGAGCCGAACCCTGATGGTGGAGCACATCGTGACGGCAACGAAGATGATCCGCAAAGGCTTTCATGAGCAGATCGCAGACAGCCTTCATGCGCAGTTCGGCGGGCTGCAGACCATGACTGCGCATCATCACGGGGTCGATATCAAGACAGTTAGAGGCGCGGCATGATTCACTACCACGGCCTGCCAATCACGCCGGCAACAGCAGCTGTGCGCGCCGTGAGTGGCGGCCATGCGTTCGTTTCATTCCGTCATCCTGACCAACTGACGATTGCTCTTGAGGCGGCACAGACGTTTGCTGTTGACAATGGTGCGTTCTCGGCCTGGCGAAGCGGGAACCCGATCACGGATTGGAAACCGTTCTACGAGTGGGTTGCCGAGTTGCGCAAGTACCCGCCATTCGACTTTGCAGTTATCCCGGACGTGATCGATGGCGACGAGGCAGCAAACGACGCACTTCTTGCCGAATGGCCCTGGCGCAAGACAGCGCCGCATGTTGGAGCGCCCGTATGGCATTTGCACGAATCACTCGACCGGCTTGATCGGCTTGTGACTGAGTGGCCCCGTATCTGTCTAGGCAGTTCGGGCGAGTTCGCATCGGTTGGCACGCCGGCATGGTGGACGCGCATGGCTGAAGCAATGGACGTGATCTGTGACCGCGACGGCCTCCCGGCTTGTAAGTTACATGGCCTTCGCATGCTGGACCCGGCGATCTTCACCCGCTTCCCTTTCGCCAGCGCCGACAGCACGAACATAGGGCAGAACGTAGGCATCGACAGCGCCTGGAAGGGCACGTACACGCCGCCGACGAAGGAGGCCCGCGCCGCTATCATGCGTGAGCGGATCGAATCGCACCAGTCGCCTATATTTTGGGTGCGCGCTCTGGCGCCTATTCAGGAGGGATTGTTTTGAAGCAAACCGAACTCAAACGCACCAGCAGCCTTCGCCGCACGGCTTTCGTCTCTACGCCTAAGCCAGCAAAAGGACCGAAGCTGAAGAAGTGCCAGAGCAAGGAATGCCGGAAGCCTTACGAGCCGGATCCGAAGCAGCCCTTCAAGGTCTGGTGCAGCGATGATTGCGGCGCGGCGATCGGCCTGCAGCGGATGGCGAAGCAGCGCGCCAAACAGGCACGGGCCGAGCGCGCCGCCGACCAGGCAAAGCTTGAGGCAATGAAGCCGGCGAAGTGGTGGAAGGCGAAGGCGAAGAAGGCGATGCACCTGTACGTGCGAACGCGCGACGCTGGTAAGCCATGTGCGTCATGCGACACCATCTTGCTGCAGCTCGGGCGCGTAGGTGGTGACTACGATGCCGGTCATCTGCGCAGTGTCGGCAGCGCGAAGCATCTTGAGTTTGACGAGAGAAATGTATGGGGCCAGTGCAAGCGATGCAATGACTTCCTGAAAGGCAACTATCAGGAATATGAGCGACGCTTGCGGATCCTCAAGGGTAACGCATTCGTTGATGAACTGATGGCAGACCAGGCGCCGCGGCATTATAAGACTGCGGACTTCCAAGCGATCGAGGCGCACTACAAGGCCAAGCTGGCCGCGTTGAAGAAGGAGAGAGCATGACACCTGTGATTATCGGAGATGCGACGCTTTACCTGGGAGACAGCGCTGAGCTGCTGCCGCTGATCGGACGCGCTGACGCCTGCATAACTGATCCGCCATACGGGATTGGCGCAAGTGCTGGAACTGGCAAATATGGGCGGCTCAAGGTCGAAAAGACCGGCGACTATGGCTGGGATGACAAAATCCCAGACGGCGAGCTGCTTTCTGCCATCTTAAACTGCGCTGACCGCAAGATCATATTCGGCGGTAATTATTTCCCCCTTCCACCATCGAGAAACTTCCTCGTTTGGGACAAGGGCGCAGGCTTCAAAGGGCGTGACTTCGCCGAGTGCGAGATGGCTTGGTGTTCATGGGATGCTAACGCAAGAACTCTGCTTCATGATCCTCTAGCGCGCGGCGATTACAAGAATAAGGAGCATCCAACACAAAAGCCTGTAGCGGTAATGGCGTGGGCAATTCAGCATGCCGGGTCAGTAAATACGATCATTGATCCATTCATGGGCAGCGGGACAACTGGCGTTGCAGCAATCCAACTCGGCCGCAAGTTCATCGGCATTGAGCGCGATGAGCGTTACTTCGAAATCGCATGCAAGCGTATCGAGCGGGCCGTAGCGCAAGGCGTTCTATTCGCGCCTGAGCCGATGAAGCAAGTTCAGGAATCGCTGCTATGAACGGCATGATCGCCCCTGCCGACCTGTACGACGATCCGCTAGACCCTGGCACGGTGGACTTCACGACGAAGCCAGGGCGCAAGTGCCGTACGTGCTACTTTTCTCGCCAGAAGTCAGCAGTGTGCGACGAGGCTGTGCGGCTAGCGCTGCGGGCTGGCATGGATTCTTGCGACGACAGTGATGTTGTGTATGTCGTGAAAGTGCGAGATCCGCGGCAGATCGCTATTGAATGATCGCTTGATGCCCGCGCAGTTTGCGGGCAAAATAGACGTGTTGCCTTGGCAGGCGGCATAAAATCAACGGAAGCGCTTTATGCATCGTGGCCGGTTCGTTGTCCGGTTCTGCCAACCCATAGAAATATGGGACGGTGCATAGAGCGCTTTTGCTTTTAAGGAGCAAAAATGCTTACCTTCATTACCTTAGGACCGGATGGCAACGGTCGCTACTCAGTGGCGTACCACACGCCCGGCAGCATCCAGAAAACGCAACATTCTATCGGCTACTCAAAAGAACAAGCCGATACGGAGTGTGCGCGCCTGAACGAATGTCAGGTTTTCGACAAGCGTTTGGCGCTGGCCGACCGAGCAAACCGCATCGTGAAGGATCTGTGATGCACTACTACAAACATCACATTGGAGACTTCCGATCTGGAACGGCCAACATGACCAGGCAGGAGCGCTGGCTGTACCGTGACATGCTGGACTTCTACTATGACAAGGAAAAGCCTCTTCCTCTTGAGCCGCAAGATGTTGCGGACCAGATCGGCGCACAGGATACCGAACTGGCTATGATCGGGAAAATCCTGCGCCTGAAGTTTAACCGGATGGAAACCGGCTGGGTTCATGAGCGATGCGAGGCAGAGCTTGAATCCTACCGCGCCAATGCCGAGAAGGCCAAAGAGAACGGGAAGAAGGGCGGCCGACCTAGGAAAAATAACCCAGCGGGTTTCCAGCAGGTTCCCAGCGGGTTGCAAGGCGATTCCGGTTTGGAACCCGGCGGGGGGCCAGAGGAAAGCGGATCACAAGCTAACCATAAACCATTAACCATTAACCATGAAGAATCCCCCATACCCCCAACGGGGGCGAAAGCGGGCAAGGAAAAATCTTCTGCAATCGCACTCCGGACATACCTTGATCGCTGCAAGGCTGAAAACGCAAAACCCCTGCCCCAAGACGACCCGGTATTCGACTATGCAGAGAAAGTCGGGATCCCGCTCGAGTTCCTGCGCCTGCAGTGGCATGAGTTCAAGGACCGCTACACATTGCCAGATGCGAAGCGTTACAAGGCCTGGAAGACGGTTTTCGGTAAATCGGTCCGCGGCAACTGGTTCAAACTCTGGTACGTGGCGCAGGACGGTTCCTACGCTCTGACGACGGTAGGCCAGCAGGCGCAGCGTAATCACACTTCGGAGGCCGCATGATTGACCAGTTCAACATTGAAGCAGAGCAATCCGTCTTGGGGGCGCTTTTGCGGTTCAACGATGCATTCGACCGCATCCCGCATCTGGAGGCGCAGCACTTCTACCGTGGCGACCACCGGGCTATCTTCTCGGCCATGCTGGAGGACTTCGCCGCCGGCCGACCCTTCGACCTGTTCACGGTGCTGGCGAAGGTTGGCGACCAGGTGCAGGACGGCATGCGCTATCTGAACCAGATGCAGCAGACCATGCCAAGCGCAGCGACTATTGAGCGCCATGCAAACGCGGTTCGCGAGAAATTCGTAAAACGCTCTATGGCGGCTTTGGGCGTCGAGTTGGAGGAGTTGTCCCATTCGCACGAAGAAAGCGCCGTATGCGTCGATCTGGCGGCTTCTAAGCTGGAATTGCTGGCCGAGCGTCGGTCGAAGTTTGAGCCGGTGCGAGTTTCGGACACGATCAGCGATTACCTGGCGCTGATTGAACAACGCATGAACAGGGACGCTAGCGTGATGCCGATTGCAACCGGCTACCAACATCTTGACGATCAGTTGGACGGCGGCTTGGAGCGCGGGACACTTACCGTTATCGGTGGCCGACCTGGCACCGGCAAGACGGCGGCAGCACTGGGGATTGCTCGTCACGTAGCAATTGATGGCTTGGCCTACGTGCAATCAATGGAAATGTCGAAGAACCAGTTGAACGAGCGGAACATCGCTGCATTGGGGCGTGTGCCGATCAAGTGGCTCAAGAATCCACAAGAGGGGCCGACCGATAAGGAATATTGGGATGGCATGACAGCCGGCGTTGCAGCGGCGTCGAAGTTGAATCTGTTCGTTGACGATCAGCCTGGCGTGACCCTGATGGAGTTGCGCGCCAAGGCCAGGAAGATCAAGCGGCAGAACGGCGGGAAGTTGGATCTAATCGCGGTCGACCAACTCAGCTTTCTGACCGGCGCGCGTTCCGACAAGCTGCACGAAGCGATGGGCGAATACACGCGCGGCCTGATCGCCATTGCGAAGGAGTTGGACTGCGCCGTGATCCTGCTTGTCCAGTTGAACCGCGACTGTGAAAAGCGCAACGACAAACGCCCGATCATGAGCGATATCGGCGTTTCCGGCTACATCGAGCAGGACGCGGCCAACATCATCTTCTTGTATCGGGATGAGCTTTGGCACCCCGATACGACGCAGGACAAGGGCATTTGCGAGTGGATCTGTGTTAAGCAGCGCCAGGGAGCCCCCGGCACCGTGGGGCTGGAGTACATCGGTGATCAGACCCGGTTCGCCAATCCGCCCTATCGCTGGCATCGCAAGCCTGTCACGCCACCGGCCAAGGGGAAGGTATTAAGGGGCGGATTCGATTGATGTACCGGCCGCGCAACAGCCTCACAAATATATTGCGCGGTCGCGGTGTAGCATGTACTATGAAGTCTCCTTACCTCCCATAGGAAACATCATGAAAACGCTAGACAAGTTCTTGAACGGAATCAATGAGCGCACGCTCAACGTTGCAATGCTGATTTGCTGCATGGTGCTCGCCATTCTGTTGACCTGGCTTATCGTTTTGGAGTTGACGATATGAGCGCGCACGTAGGCGACGTCGAACGCGCATTCGACACGATCCACGAGGCAATGCGTGGACTTAGCCGGCAGAATCTGGAACTCCGCAAACAGGTCGAGCAGGCCAAGGCTTGCAAGGCAATCGCGGAACAGGAGTGCGAAGACCTTCGCCGGCAGTTAATGCAACTTCGCGGCAAGTCTCTTCGCAACGGGGCAAAGCTCCTGGCGCTTCAGGAAACGGTAGGACAAGATATTACGGATCAAATCCGGTTCGTTGATGAAGGGAATAGAGCGTGAAGTTGATTGAATTCATCAGGATTTATGATTTCAAACCGGTTTTCATAAATCCAAAGTATGTGACTCAAGTCCTCCAGAATGACGAAGGGCAGACGCAAATTTGGTCACATGGAAAAAACTATCCCGCTAATGTAGTTGGGTTCGTTAGCGACGTGGCGAAGCGGTTGTCGGAAGAATGCGATGAATGAACCAGCAGATAAGCCAAAGAAGCCGCGCGGCTTTGCGGCGATGAGCCCGGAGAAGGCTGCGGCGATTCGGGCAAAGGGCGCGTTCACCAGCGATCGAGGGCGAGAAGTAGGCGCAGCAAGCCGCAAGCACATCGCGGCCCGGAACAAAGCAGCTCCGGCCCTTGAGGCGGCTTTAACGAGCCTGTACGAGCTTGCTTTGATGAAGCTGATACCGACGTGGCACCCAATCATGAAAACCGCCGCAGAAGCCCTTAAATCGGCGCGCGGCGAAACTGAAACTAAGGAATGAACATGGAAGCACAACCAATCATCATCGTAGGCCTGATTCTCATCGCCTACTTTGCGCCAACGTGGATTGCAAAGAAGGGGCGCCGCGGTAGCATTTTCGTTCTCAACCTGTTCGGCGGCTGGACAATTCTGCTGTGGATTTTGGCCCTCTACTTGGCGGTGAAGTCCAACGAAAAGCCAGTGACGCCATGAGCCAACTGACCAATGAAGAAATCCGGCGCCAGCTAGGGCCGACACAAGGCGCCGCGCAGTGCGATCACCACTTCGTGAAGATCGCGTATCACCAGTTCCAATGCCTGCACTGCCGCGTGGTCAAGAACGTGCAGGCGGCGCCGTGGGGTGTGCAATGAATAACCAAATTGATCCGCCATGCTGGCGCGAGGCCAAAGCCTGGGCCGATGATCAGGAGTCAGGCGACGCGGTGGCCGCCTGGCTGGTAGTGTTAATCGTTGGCCTGTCGGCCGTTGGCTGGTGGCTGATCTAACGAGTCGTAGGCTTTGTAACAGGCAGCGAGGCCGGCGCGGATTGCGTCGGCGCGCTCTGCAATTCGAACAATACGTTCTCCGCTTCCGAGAGGAATGTCGGGCCGAGGTTGAGCCGGGCAAGCGGCGCCGGCTTGGGGCATTCCACCTGTTGGGGCGGGCTTGCTGGCAGCTTGCTTGCGCAGCCGCTCAATAAGAGCATCGGCAGTACTGCGTACCTGAGCGATTTCATTTTCCTTCTCCTGTTCGATCTGACCGGCGCGCGCCGCCAATGCCTGTTCCCGGGCCCGCGCTGCGCGTTCGTCGTTCCCGCGTTGTACCTCGCGCTGGCGCTTCTCTTCGGCCACCTGGGCCGACAGGTCGGTGTAGCGCTTCTGCGCGGCCGACACCTTTCCGTTCATCCATAAATGGTCTGCTCCTGCGCCGAGCACCAGGCCGGCCACCAGGGCGCCGGCCGCGATAGGCCAAGTTGGTAAGATGCTCATGGGAGCACCGACACAGCAGCGTTTGCCACGGTCCAATTCCCCAGCCATGCGCTCTCGTGGGGGCGACCAGGCCGCCAGGCACTTATGTATTGCTTCCACGCTTCTGCGGCGTTCGTGGGAAGCTTATGAGGCAGCGTGAAAATAAGAAGCCTTGCGAAAGCAATAGACAGTGCGTCATTGAATTCGAAGATCATATGGAGCGCGGCCACGTCAGAATCGGCTCCCTCTAACTCAAGGTTCACCAGCACCGATCTGGCTAGTTCCTTACTTGACCGATGAGTAAGAACTCCTCTCAAACCATTTATCTCAAACATTGGGAAGCCTCTTGCGGGGCCTTTGATTTGTCGTCTATACTTTAGTGCCGACTCTTGCAGGCAGATGGCAAGTAGGAAGCGGCGAGCATCATTCGATCGCATCGATTCCGGCAGGACCGCAAGCCCCGGATCGATAGCAACCTTCAAAAACATTTCTGGACTCATATGGAAACTCCTAATTTACCACCGGTTCACGTCAAGACAGCCAAGGGTACACTTTACCAAAAGACTTGCTCAGGCTGTGGAAAAGTCTCATATGTCGACAAAAGAAGGCTTAACTGCCTTTGCATGAACTGCGCGGCGGCAACGCGAAAAACCCATGGTCTCACGTCGGGAACTTGGCATCCTCTCTACAAGGTTCTAAGCGGAATAATCGGCCGTTGCACCTATCCTTCCGCCACAAACTACGAGTACTACGGCGGAAGAGGTATCGATGTTTGCAAAACGTGGCGCGATGATCCTCAATCGTTCGTTTCTTGGGCCGAACGGCAAGGATGGAAGCAGGGCCTTGAAGTCGACAGGATCGATTCAGACGGGCACTATTCCCCTGAAAATTGCCGGCTCATCAGTCACCAAGAAAACAGCCAGAGAACCCGCCGCATCAAGACCAAGCCTGAACAAGTAATCGAAGTAAGGAAAGCCCTTGATGCTGGTCTTGGCCTAAAAGCGGCGGCCTCTCAAGCTGGCGTCACTTACATGGTTGCGTGGCACATCAAGAATAGCCCTGGCGTTTGGTCTAACATCAGTTAATCATTGAGGTGTTTCCTCTCGTGCGGGCGGTGCAGGTGGCGCCATAGGCATTGGCGGGTCGGGGAGCTTTCCAAAGAACTGCGCCACCCGTGGGAAGAAGCCGTTATTCAGCAGCAAGTCAATGAACTTCGCGCCACCAGCGCCGCCAAGCAAAATAAGCAGGCAGGTGAATGACCAAGTTTGCTTCAATTCGATCATTGCGAAAAAGATGATCAGGCCGGCGACGAATGAACATACCACGTCCTTGACGATCTCTAGCGGAATGCTTCGGATTGTGATGGCTGGGTTGATGATCTTCGGGAGCGTTGCGGCCATGCCACCAAGCACAGACAGCACTAGGACATAGCCTATCGCCTTGAAAGGAAGTGATTCGATACCTTCTGCAAAGGTCAGTTCAGAGGCGTAAACCACCGACCCGTAGCAACATGCCAAGTAGAACCATAGGCAGGCTTTCAACCTCTGCACGCTGTTTGCCACCAGATTCTCCTTGATCTATCGCCGGCATCGAGAAACGCGGCCATCATATAAACTGCAGCCCACCAGTATACGATTATCTTAACAGTAATTGGTTGTCCAGCGGTATCAACAATTTGGGGTTGGGCAGCATACGATGCCGATATGACCACGAAAAGCCAATGACGATATGACCACGTTCGTTGCCAGTTTAACTTGAATCTCCGCCCAGCAATACGGATCGAGTCTGGCGTCCAGTCGTTGATGATTAAATCAGCAACCATAATTGCACCAGACAAACCTATCAGGAAAAGGAATATCCCGCCGTCGTCGGTCGATGCCACGCCGGACAAGGTTGATTCGGGGTTCATGTGGGCGCTATACCATGTGAGCATGGCATTGCCGCCTAGTAGGAAGCGGACAAACGGGGAGGTGTAGTCTTGCAGGCGACGTTTCATGATTCTCTGTTCCGGATTCTGTGAAACAGAACAGGTGACCAAAACACACATGCCACAATCTGCGCTGATTCTAGTAGGGGAACGATCAGGCGATATGAACTCAAAGCGTTCCAAGAGTTCATACAGTACCCCATAATGTGGGCGAGGATCAGGACGATACAAAGACTGGCAATAACTTCACTAGCTCGCGCCCTCAATAGCAGAGCAGAAAAAAGCACTACAGCTTCGAATGCCGCACAGAAGGAATAGAACACGGCGCCGGAATCTCTCGGGACCGGGATAAACACGCTCACGCCAATCATCAGCGTGAGCGCAAGCATGCGCCAGTCGCGCCAGTTGAGTAAGACGGCAACCAGAAGCAGGACGGCGTACGCTTGGTGCAGCATGGTTTATTTCGCGTCGGCGGGCTTGTCGACCGGATCCTTCTCGACTGGCACCGTTTGACGGTTCGGCGGCGGATTGCCGTTGCCAGTTTCGCCGCTGCGCTGCTGTTCGTTATCGCCTTGCATGGTTTTTCCTTTCAATGGAGGGACGGTTTTCCCGCCTGCATTATGCGGCGGGCTTGCCGACACGTCAACGTTAGACCGGCCTTGCTGCGGCGCGAATGAACAGATCATCAACTTCCGCTTCGGTCTTGCCGATTGCGGCCGGGATGGCCAGCACCAGCGGGTGACCGCGCTCCATCGTCAGCGCCTTGTCCCAGTACACCTGGGCCAGTGCTCGGTCTTCCTCGGGCAGCATCTCCTCGATGAAAGCGCGGATAGCTGGCATCCACCCAGCCTCGACCAGTTCCAGATGCGCATTCAGCATGGGGATGCGGTCAGGCACCGTGGGCGCCGGATTGGACCGCTCGTAAATCTCCGCGATCTCGGCCGGGGTGGCGTCGCGTAATACACCATCCTCCATCACGTGGATTGCTCCAGGCGTGACCACTGGCGGTTCGGCTTCTGGAACTTCTATCATTTCATCGCTCATACAACCCCCGCTACATTACGAATGCCGTACACCCGAACGGTGCCGGCGGTGAAGTTCGCGCCCGCGCCCCAGTACAGACGGAAGCCTGTGAGCGGGCCCGTGCCTTGGTAGCCGAAAACGTTAAACAGATCCAGTGACGCCGCGATATCAATACGTTTTTGAATGCCGCGACGAATGATCGTCGGACGATCCGCATTGGCGCCGATAGTCTCAATGATGCCCGAGAACTCCCGGATAAAGTTGGTGTCCGCGGCGGATATCGTCAACGATGAACCGAGGGCATTGTTCGTCAGGTAATTACTACCGGCATCGACTGCGCCGGTCTTTGCCACCCGCATCAGCAACGCGTTATTAACGGCACTGGACGCTGCGTTGTTGACGACAATCTCGTAGCGGTCATAGTCGGCCGTGAAAGCGTTCAGGAAGTCGATGTTCGCCACCGCGCTGGTGACCGTGGCCGTGCCGAGCAGCGTCATGGTCTGTGCCGGAGCGACAGTCGCCAGTCCATTACGACGCCGAATCGTTACTCGAAATATGTTGTTTCCGTTCTCCGCAACAACATCCATCAAATCACCATTCGAACTAGTAAAGTTCCCGCCGTACAAAATCAAGTTGGCGCTTGAAACAAGATTGATGGTGCCGCTCAGTAGTACGGTGCGTCGAGCACCCGGCTGCGGGGCGTTTGGGAATCCGGTTACTGTCCCATCACCCACAAGGCGAACAATGTTGCCTGCTCCACTCCAAATATCGGGCGTCGCAGTAGTGTTAATCTGTACGGCCTGCGCCTCATTCAGCGCCCCAGTCAGCGATCCGCCCGCCACGCCACCCGCTGGGCCCATGGCGCCGTCCGCGCCGCGCTGACCGGTGACCGAGATATTCCAGGTCGCCACCGTGCCGCTACCGCCCACGATATCGACCGTAACCGTGAGCGTGGTGCCGCTGTACGACGCCACCGTGCCGCTCATGTACTGCGCCGGGTTCGAAGGGTTGACCGCACTCACCCGGATGCCGGCCACGAACGACTTGCCGGCCGGGACGGTGAACG